GCCGTCTCAATCACCCAGAGATTACACGCTGTGACATTGCGGAATGTAATCAAAGCAAAAAGAATCACAAAGGGAAGCGACATTGTCCTTGATTTGTTTGGTGGCTCTGGGACAACGTTAATTGCTTGTGAGTCAAATGGTCGTCACGCTAGATTAATGGAATATGACCCAAAATATGTAGATGTCATTATAAAACGCTGGGAAGAATTAACTGGAGAAAGTGTTATACAACTAAACTAAAAACCCCTTAAAACCGTTGACTTAACAGTGTTTCAGAGCTATCATGTGATCACAAAGACAAAGAGGTAAATAACATGCTAGTAACAAAAGTAATTCACAAAATCTAAAATATTGAACCAAGCGAAAAAGATTCGGCCTTAAAATATAGATACGCCAACGAACTTGAGTATCTCGTTTACAATCTGTTTTATAGCGCAATTAAAGAAATAACTGCAAAAGATATCAAAAATAACTTTTTTTATCAAGATGATCAAGCCTTTATTATTAATTGGCTAGGACTATAAAATAATTTTAAAAGGGCGAAAGCCTTTTTTTTTATATTTAAAAGTAAGGAAGTGAGGCGATGGCAAATGAAGATAATTTGATACCAAACTCCAAACGAACCCCGAGCGAACTCCGAGAAATTGCAAAAAAAGGAGGCATAGCTTCCGGCAAAGCTAGGAGGGAAAAAGCGAATTTGAGAAAAGCTGTGGAGCTGGTGTTAGGATCAACTGTACCAAGCGCCTTGCTTCGAGAACAATTAGAACAATTGGATATTTCCCCCACAAATCAATCAGCTATTGCACTCAAGCTTGTGGAAAATGCTTTAAAGGGTGATGTTAGATCTGCAGAGCTATTAGCTAAAATTACAACTACCGAGGTCAAAGATAGCCTGGATAGAAAAGAACAAAGACAGCGAATTAAGGCCGCGGAGCTCGCCACAGACGAGCAACGAACGCGCATCGAGCTGCTTAAAGTCAAACTTGACGCAGAGAAGGGCGCTAAGCCTGATACTAGCTTAATGAGAGCCTTGTTAGATGCTGTGGAAGGAGGTGATTAGCCTTGGAGATTATCTTTTCAAATAAACAAAAAGACGTCATTAGACGCCCTTTTAACTACGAATTAGAGGTCAACGAGGGCACTTGACCCCTCGTAGCGGAAAGACCACAGCTGGGCATTTTCGTTATGCTAGGTATCTGATTGAGTCAGAAGATGAAAATCACCTTGTGACTGCTTATAATCAAGAACAAGCTTATCGTTTGTTTATCGACGGCGATGGTACGGGTTTGATGCATATATTTGACGGTAACTGCGAAATAAAACACGACGAGCGTGGAGATCACTTGTTAATCACGACACCAAAAGGCAATAAGCGCGTTTATTATAAAGGCGGCGGTAAAGTTAACAGTGTTGGTGCTATTACAGGTATGTCTTTAGGATCAGTAGTATTCTGCGAGATTAACTTACTGCACATGGATTTTATCCAGGAGTGTTTTAGGCGTACTTGGGCGGCTAAGCTACGTTATCATCTAGCAGATTTAAATCCCCCAGCACCTCAACATCCAGTAATTAAAGATGTCTTTGATGTTCAGAACACGAGGTGGACTCATTGGACCATGGATGATAACCCAATACTAACCGCAGAGCGTAAACAAAACATTATCAACAGTCTTAAAAAAAATCCATATCTATACAAACGAGATGTACTTGGACAGCGGGTCATGCCTCAGGGAGTTATTTATGGCCTTTTTGACACGGAAAAAAATGTTTTGGATGCTTTGATTGGCGAACCAGTAGAGATGTATTTCTGTGCAGATGGAGGTCAATCAGATGCCACCTCTATGTCTTGTAATATCGTAACAAGAGTTAGAGATAACGGTAGGATAAGCTTCAGACTTAATCGTGTAGCTCACTACTACCACAGCGGAGCTGACACTGGCCAAGTAAAAGCTATGTCAACCTACGCTTTAGAGTTAAAAGTTTTTATAGACTGGTGCGTTAAAAAGTATCAGATGCGCTATACAGAGGTATTTGTGGATCCTGCCTGTAAATCTTTGAGAGAGGAGCTGCATAAGTTAGGAGTATTTACTCTGGGAGCTCCGAACAATTCTAAAGATGTATCTAGCAAAGCAAAAGGTATTGAGGTCGGTATCGAACGCGGCCAAAACATTATCTCAGATGGCGCTTTTTATCTTGTTAATCATAGCGAAGAAGAGTATGACCACTACCACTTTTTAAAAGAGATAGGGCTGTACAGTCGTGACGACAATGGCAAACCTATTGATAAAGATAACCATGCCATGGACGAGTTTAGATACAGCGTCAACGTGTTTGTGCATCGGTATTACAACTAAAGGAGTTGCTTAAATGGGAGTAATCCAAAAAATAAAAAATCTTGTTACAAGGAGTAAATACGTGATGACAACGCAGAGTCTTACAAATATAACTGATCATCCTAAAATAGCTATCAGTAAGCTAGAGTACGATCGTATAACAACCAATCTAAAGTATTATAAGAGCGATTGGGATAGTGTTTTATACTTAAACACGGACGGCGAGACTAAAAAAAGAGATCTTAACCATCTACCAATTGCACGGACAGCTGCTAAAAAGATTGCCAGTCTAGTCTTTAACGAGCAGGCAGAGATTAAGGTTGATGATGATGCGGCTAACGAATTTATTAGTGAGACACTAAAAAACGACAGGTTTAATAAAAACTTCGAGCGGTATCTGGAGAGTTGTTTAGCGTTAGGCGGATTAGCTATGAGGCCTTATGTGGATGGTGATAAAGTTAGGGTAGCATTTGTTCAAGCGCCTGTTTTTTTGCCACTGCAGAGTAATACGCAAGACGTTTCGAGTGCCGCCGTCGTCATTAAGTCCGTTAAGACAATCAACGGCAAAGAGGTCTACTATACCTTGATAGAGTTCCATGAGTGGCAGAGCTCTGATGATTATGTTATCTCAAATGAGTTATATCGCTCGGATGATAAAGCCAAAGTAGGTAGCCGAGTGCCGTTATCTGAGGTATACAAGGACTTAAAAGACGAGGCAAAAGTTACAGATGTGACTAGGCCTATCTTTACTTATCTCAAGACCCCTGGAATGAATAACAAGGATATTAATAGCCCACTTGGGCTATCTATCTTTGATAACGCCAAGACAACGATTGACTTTATCAATACGACCTATGACGAATTTATGTGGGAAGTTAAGATGGGTCAACGTCGAGTTGCTGTGCCAGAGAGTTTGACCGCTTTAACTGTTCGTACCGCTGATGGCGATGTTGTTCCAAGGCCTCGGTTCGAGTCTGATCAAAACGTTTATATCCGTATGGGCGGCAGGGATTTAGACTCAAGCGCAATACAGGACCTAACAACCCCTATTAGAGCTGATGACTATATCAAGGCTATCAACGAGGGCTTGTCGTTGTTTGAAATGCAAATAGGCGTATCCGCTGGGTTATTTAGTTTTGATGGCAAAAGCATGAAGACTGCAACAGAAATCGTCTCTGAAAACTCAGACACCTACCAAATGCGTAACAGTATTGTTACTTTAGTAGAGCAATCGCTAAAAGAGTTAGTTATCTCTATTTTTGAGATTGCTAAAGCTTATGATTTGTACCAAAGCGAAGTTCCAAGCATGGATAACATCAGCATAAGTCTTGATGACGGTGTTTTTACAGATCGAGACGCTGAGTTAGACTACTGGATAAAAGTTGTTAATGCTGGCTTTGGCACTCGTGAGATGGCCATCCAAAAAGTGCTAAACGTGACAGAGGAAAAAGCCCAAGAAATAGCTGCAGAAATTAATACTGGAATCGTTGACGAAATCAATCAACAGCGCACTGATACACATTTATACGGAGAGTGATTAGATGAAAAAGAAGCCTATTAAGTTAAATGACGAACAGCTTCTTTTGGAAGCTAGTCAGTTATCTGATATGTATCATCAGCTGACTCTTGATTTATTTGATCAAGTGATTGAGAGGATAAAAGCCAGAGGCTCAGCGAGCTTAGCCGATAATCCTTATCTTTGGCAAGCTAATAAGTTACATGACGTTGGACTGCTTAATGCAGATAACATCAAGCTTATTGCAAAGTATTCTGGCATTGCGGAAGCTCAACTTCGCTATATTATCAAGAATGAAGGATTTAAAATTTATAAAAACACGTCTGAGCAGCTAGAAGAGGCTCTAGGTAGAGAGTCTGGGGTAAACAGTACTATCCAAGACGACCTATCTAACTATGCTAGACAAGCTATTGATGATGTGCATAATTTGACTAACACCACCTTGCCATTTAGTGTTATAGGAGCTTATCAAGGGATAATCCAAGACGCTGTTGCTGGTGTGGTGACAGGCTTAAAAACGCCTGACCAAGCTATCAATCAAACTGTGATTAAATGGTTTAAAAAGGGGTTTTATGGTTTTACAGATAAAGCTGGGAGAAAGTGGAGAGCAGACTCTTATGCTCGTACCGTTATCAATACTACGACTTGGCGAGTCTTTAACGAAGCCAAAGAAGCCCCTGCTAGGGAGCTTGGCATTGATACCTTCTATTACTCAAAAAGAGCTACAGCTAGAGAGATGTGTGCACCTTTGCAACATCAAATTGTCACTACTGGCGAAGCGAGAGAAGAAGGAGGGATAAAAATCTTAGCTTTATCTGATTACGGGCATGGTGAGCCTGATGGATGCTTGGGAATCAACTGCAAGCACACTAAAACGCCGTTTGTCGTCGGTGTGAATAGTAAGCCAGAATTGCCAGAGCATCTAAAAAATATCACTCCTGCACAAGCTAAAGCTAATGCGAATGCGCAAGCTAAGCAGAGGGCAATCGAGAGATCAATACGTGAGAGTAAAGAGTTACTGCACGTTGCGAAGCAATTGGGTGATAAAGAGTTGATTAGGCAATATCAATCGGATGTTAGAAGTAAACAAGATGCACTCAATTATCTGATAAACAACAATGCCTTTTTACATCGCAATCAAGCCAGAGAAAAGCGTTACAATAATCCTTATACCAAAACTCAAAGTGAAGTCGAAGTTAGAAAAGAAAAAGCTAAATTAGATAAACGTAGGGATGTTGAAAGTGCTATAATAGGAGTAGAAACTAGTGAAGGGATACCGCTAAAAATAACAAAGCATTTAGCCGAAAGGGCGGTACTGAGAAATATAGCGCCTATTGATATTGTCGATTCTATAAAAGAACCGTTGAAGATAGCTCCTATTAAGTACGATAACCTTGATAGACCTTCCCAGAAATACATTGGTAAGTGTGTCTCGACAGTAATAAACCCGATAGACGGAAATATTGTTACAGTTCATGCTACTAGCACGAGAATCCGCAAAAAATATGGAGGAAATTGATGAAATTAAAAAGTATTTTAAATGATAGTCAAATCGATTTTGTCAAAAATGAACTTCCGGGATTACCTGTGGATATAGATGTTAATTCCGAAAAGTATGATGTTTTTTGTGAAGGTATAGAGACTTACTACCAGACAGAAAGCTTTGATGAAAAGTACAATATAACAGCTAAAGGTAAACTAGCTGAGAGTATTATTGATTTACTGACTGATAAAGGTTATTGGTGACTAGTACACCAAACTACGACTTATTAAATCTAGAGCATTTAGCTAAAAGCTAGGTGCTTTTTTGTACTTAAAAAATAGGAGGGAACATGAATAAACGCATTAAGAAAAAACGTAAACTAGAAACAGCAGTTGTGATGCTTGTTGCAGAAAATGCCACGCAGGTTGAAGCAATTAAAAATCAAAACAAACAAATCATGGAGCTAAAATCAATCGTTCAACGAAACGCTCTGGCAACAAACGAAGAGTTAGCGACTGTTAAAGCTGCTACTTTAGATAACCAATCAGTTATCAAGGCAATTGGTGACACGGTTGACTATATTAAGAAAAACTACAAACGGAAGTGGGGGAAATAAAGTTTAACCGTGTCGAATTCGACCCCTTTAGAAGTCAAAGTCGTAGCAATACGGCTTTTTATTATGCCTTTATCCGCAGGCGTTAAAGAACGGAAATCAGCGACCTATCGCATTTATAGGAGGGAATGCACATGGAAAATGTGACAAACGAAAATGTCGACCAAGAGACTACTGACTTGGAAAATAATCAACAAGAAGATAAAGCATTTACACAAGATGATCTCAACCGAGTGGGAACTAAAGAGCATTCTAAAGGCTATAACAAAGCAGTTAAAGACTTGGGTTTTGATGATGTAGAGTCTGCCAAGGATGCACTAAAAGCCTTCCAAGAGTGGCAAGAGTCACAAAGAAGCGAGTCAGAAAAACAAACAGAAATCTTGAATGCTAAAGACAAAGAGCTTGAGGAAGCTCGGGCAAACAATAAGGCTCTTAATGCAAAGCTAGCAGCAATGTCTTTAGGTGTGAACGCTGAGTCTATTGATGATGTGATTGCACTATCTGAGCGCCTTGTCACTGACGAGACAAGCATGGAGGATGCAATCAAAACGGTTTTGGGTAAATATCCTCATTTTGGCCAAACAAAGGATAAAGCGCCCAAAATCACAGTGGCAGGCAATCCGTCTGCTGATAACGGACAAGGTTCGGTGTCTAAGGAAGATTTTTCGAAGATGTCTTACCAAGAAAAACTGAACCTAAAACTAAAAAATAAGAGTCTTTATGACCAATTGAAAGGAAATTAAAAAATGGCAGTAGGAACAACTAAAATGGCACAAATGCTAGACCCTGAGGTTCTAGCGGATATGATTGATGCAGAGGTAGGGAAAGCGATTCGCTTTGCTCCTCTTGCTGAAGTAGATACAACTTTAGAAGGACAACCAGGTACAACTTTAACAGTGCCTAAATGGGATTACATCGGTGACGCAGAAGATGTTGCCGAGGGTGAAGCTATCCCAATGACTCAACTTGGCTTCAAAAAGACTACTATGACCATTAAAAAAGCCGGAAAAGGTGTAGAAATCACTGACGAAGCTATCTTATCTGGGTATGGGGATCCTGTAGGTCAGGCAGCGAAGCAAATCGTTGAGGCTATTGACCACAAAGTCGATGCAGACGTGCTTGACGCGTTAAGTAAATCGACTCAAACTGTGGAAGCTACTGCTACGGTTGATGGTGTATCTAAAGCGCTAGATATTTTTAATGACGAAGATGACGCAGAGACAGTCATTGTCATGAATCCGGCGGATGCCTCTACCCTACGTTTAGATGCCGCGAAGGAGTGGTTAGGTGCTACCGAGGTTGGAGCAAATCGTGTTGTCTCTGGTGTTTATGGTGAAGTTTTAGGGGTACAAATTGTGCGTTCTCGCAAATGCCCTAAAGGAACTGCCTACATGGTTCGCAAAGGTGCACTACGTATCATGCTTAAACGTAACACAATGGTTGAAACAGACCGAGATATCACAAAAGCGATTAATCAAATCGTAGCTAATAAGCATTATGGTGTTTATCTTTATAAGGCAGAAAAAGCCGTCAAAATTACACTTAAAGATGCCGCAAAAAAGTAGCTAAGGCTAAGGCTGCCAAGAGAGAGGAAGATGACGCTCTCGAGTCTTAGCCGATGGAGGTGGTTATTATCGCTTTTTTAACGCAAAAAGAATTTGAAGATTTGGGTTTTGACGAGGTAGAAGATTTTGAAAAAATGGAAAAACGTGCTAGCCACGCTGTCAATCTTTACTGTCGTAATCGCTATGATTACAAAGATTTAAAAAAAGAAATAGCCCTAGTGCAAAAGGCTGTAAAGCGGGCAATCGCTTATCAGATAGCATATTTAAATGACTCAGGAGTAATGACAGCAGAGGATAAACAATCCTTTGCTGGAATATCTCTAGGACGGACAAGTATTAGCTACACTGTCGGGCATGGCCAAGGCAGCCAACAAAAAACTCTGGCAGACAGGTTTAATCTCTGTCTAGATGCAGAGAATGAGTTACTAGCTGTTGGGTTGGGATATACGGGTATTAGCTATGATCGATAAAAGACTGCTTATTGACGAACTGCAGGTAAAACTTGTCAAAGATAAAGGTGATTATGGAGGGTTTGTCTATGACGGACCTTTTACACTCTCTCCCGTTAGGTTTGACCGTAATCTTGCAACCGCAGGTAAAGATAATGCAAGGCAAGAGACTAAGCCGTCGGTTATCTTTATTTATCCTAAATACTGTAAGACAGTAGCCGATAGGTCATGGGTTGATGCTGTTGTCATTGATGGTGATACTGAGTACACCGTTGATAAAGTGATACCAGTCTACCACCCACTAACAAACAAAATTTTTTGTTTTGAAGTGGAGGTTATCTAATGGCTAAGGTAGTGGTAGAGTTGGGAGGCATCAAGCGTAAAGTATCTCCGCAAGCATTAGCTAAAGGAAAGCTCATCATGAACAACCAAGTCATGATGTCCATGAACCCTTATGTTCCTTACAGAGACGGAGCTTTGAGAGGAAGCTCGAGAGCTAACAGTGTAGGTGTTACGTGGAGCGGACCACACGCCAGAGCCCAGTTTTATGGTGGTGCTTACAACAAGTACAAGTCCTTTAAATTTAAAAAGTACACAACACCAGGAACAGGTAAACGATGGGATAAACGTGCACTAGCCAACGCTACAATCGTTAAGGATTGGGAAAAATCCTTACTGAGAGGAATGGGATTTAAATGACAAATGACTTTGCAACTGTTTTGAGGCAATTTGTCGAAGGATTAGACTTAGGCATAAAGCCTAGACTTGACTATCTAACAAGACAAGAAGATTTAGCCATTTATCCAATGCCAGGCGGGAAGGTAAATAACGAGTACATGGACGGTACTCGTGAGATAAGCCTGCCTTTTGAGATTGCAATCAAAACTAAAAATCAGGAGTTAGCAAGCACTGTGATGTGGACTATTAACAGTGCTTTGTCTAACTTTGACTTAAAATTACCAAGTCTTAATCATTCGTACACATTTACTAGCCTTGATGTCGAAAAGCCATTTTTAAATGACTTAAGCGACCAAGGCTTTTATATTTATGTGCTGGATATTACAGCACACCTAGAAATAGAAGGGAAAAACTAATGGCAAGACAAAAGAACGCCTTACGCGGGCATTTTATCGCACCTTATAACGCTGGAGTAGAGCCTGAAGCAAAAGGTTCTGAATGGATGGAAATCGCAAAATGGATTAAGGACATTTCTGATGATACCGACGAAAAAACCGAAGATGAAGCGTATTATGACGGTGACGGAACCGAAGAAACAACTGTAGTTGGTGTCAAAGGCGCATATACGTTTGAAGGGACTTATGACCCGGAAGATAAGGCGCAAAAGCACATTGCGGATATGAAGTATAAAACAGGAGAGGGCCGAAAGGTTTGGCACAAGGTTGTTGCATCAGATAACAAAAAACAATGGATAGGCCTGTCTACGGTTTCCGAGATTATTGCAGGTTCTGGCGCTGCAGCCGATTTTGAAGCCTTTAGTTGTAAGATTACTTATAACTCATTGCCAAAAGAAAGTGTCCCAAGTGAGGTTTTATAAGGTTGGGCTAACTGCTCAACCTTATATTTTTTAAGGAGGAATTATGTCTGAAATTATAGTTGACCTAAAGCGCACAGGTTTTCCGGTCAAAATTGGTCAGGTAGAGCTTTGGTTTGATACAAGCCAAGAGCGATTGATTGAGTTTTTTGATATTGAGACTGAAGTAAATCGTCGCCTCAATGAATATGAAAAACAGGTTATCGAAGCCAACTTAGACAACGAAATTGAAGATAAAGGGGTTACGAAAGATGTTGCCCAAAGTGCTTTAGATTTGGAAGCTAAATACTTAGAAATCAATTATGATCTACTATTCGGAGAAGGTACATTTGCACAGCTCTACGCAGAGTATCCCGACAAAGAAGCACTCGAGAATACTCTGGAAATTGTTTGCAGGGAAATTGAGGTCAAACTCAAAGAGTTAGCTATCGAAAGAGAAAAAATCGTTAAGCAGAAAACGAAAAAGTACAAAAAGGAGTAGCCTATGAAACTAAACGATCCATTAGTAGAGTCGTTTGAGTTTAGAGGTGAAATTTACTCCATTAATTTGAGTTTTAACAAGGTTTTAGATGTCTTTGACGTTATTGATGATGACTTTTTAAATGAGGCGGAAAAGTGTTTTTTGTGCCTTGATATTTTGCTAGATAGAACAGATTTACCTTTTTCCTATGCTGTGGACCTTTGGATTCATATCAAAAAAAATTATATTGATACGAAAAAGCCTGAGAAGCCTCAGCTTGACATCAAAGGGAATCCAATGCCTGTAGTAAAAGAAAAAGAGGATAACAAAAAAGTCATTGATTTGAGTTTAGACGCTGAGTTTATCTATGCGAGCTTTAGGCAAGCCTACCAAATCAATCTTTTAAAAGAGCAAAACAGATTGTCTTGGATTGAATTCAAGGCTCTTTTAAATGCTCTTCCAGACGATACTGTCATGCAGCGTATCATAGCCATTAGACAGTGGGAAGATGATGGTGAAGGCAGTAAAAAATACAGAGATAACATGCGTAAGCTAAAGGCTAAGTACAGTTTAGATGACGGAGAGGAGGAAGACGATGGCAGCTGATGGTAAGGTAACGATACTTGTTGACGTTGATGGTAAACAGGTAAAGGTGCTCAATAGTGAGTTAGATAAAGTTGCCAAGCACGGTGACAAAGGCAGCTCCTCTCTTAAAAAATTTGCGGTTGGTGCAGGAGTCTTTAAATTAGCTTCGGCTGCAGTTGATCTGGTTAGTCAATCTCTTGGCAAGGCTATCACAAGATTTGACACGCTTGAAAAATATCCAAGGGTGATGAAAGCAATGGGCCATAGCGCTGAGGATGTTGCGAGGTCAACAGATAAGCTGGCTAATGGGATTGATGGTTTGCCAACAACTCTAGACGAGGTTGTCGGAACCGCTCAACGTTTGACTTCTATCACTAAAGATATCAATAAGTCGACCAATCTCACACTAGCTTTAAACAATGCCTTTTTAGCTTCAGGAGCTTCATCAGAGGCTGCAAGCCGAGGGCTGGAGCAATATGCCCAAATGCTATCAGCTGGTAAGGTTGATATGCAAGCTTGGAAAACCCTCCAAGAAACAATGCCTTATGCCTTACAACAAACTGCGGAAGCTTTTGGATTTGCAGGGGCATCGGCTCAAAAGGATTTTTATGAGGCGTTAAAAAACGGGCAAATAACATTTGACCAATTTTCTAATAAGTTGATTGAGTTAAATGATGGTGTCGGCGGTTTTGCAGAACTAGCCAAAGAAAATAGTAAAGGGATTGAAACCTCTTTTAACAACATCAAGAACGCTATTGCAAAAGGTGTGGCCAATAGCATTAAGGCTTTGGATGATTTGTCTAAGGCTGCAACAGGCAAGAGTATAGCTGACCATTTTGATAGTTTGAAAGTTGTTATCAATGCCTCTTTTAGCGCCATCAATGCAAGTATTAAAGCTAGTACACCGCTATTTAAACTTTTGTTTAGTGTTATTGGTGCTGGAATATCAGTCGTCAAAGCTCTGTCGCCCGCCTTAGTTGGTGTAGCATCTGGTCTAACTGCCATGAGGGCAGTTAATGAGACTATAACAATGATTAAAGCGCTAAATAGAGCTTGGGTTATGGCATCTGCATCAATGAGTATTGGAGCAACAACCATTAAGACTGTGACTGCGGTACAAGCGGTAAGTACCACGATGACTAAAGCAGATATGGTTGCAAGACTATCTCAGTTAGGTGTCTTAAAAGCCAGTACCGTGATTTATGGTGTTATGACAGGCGCTATCAGTTTATCTACTGCTGCAACCATAGCCAGTACTGCTGCGGTAACTGCGTTAAAAGCAGCACTTGTAGCCTTAACAGGTCCCGTTGGTTGGGTAGTAGGTGCGATTGGTGCGTTAGTTGCTGTTGGAGTAAGCTTATGGTCATGGCTAACTAAAGAGTCAGACGAGACCAAAAAGCTGAAAAAAGAGCAGGAGGGGCTAGTCGAAAGCAACAAACAGCTAAGAGATTCTGTCCGTGAGGGCGTGCAAGAGCGTAAGAAGGGCCTTGAGTCCGTCAAAGAGAGCACTGCAGCTCATCAAAAATTAGCTGACGAAATCATTAAGTTAGCCGCCAAAGAAAACAAAACTGCAGGCGAAAAACAAAACTTAAAAAATAAGATTGATCAGCTTAATGGGTCTATTGATGGCTTAAACTTGGCCTATGACAAAAACTCCAATTCTCTTTCTCACAATGCAGATCAAATTAAGTCACGCATTAGTGCCATGGAAGCAGAAAGCACATGGCAAACAGCACAACAAAACCTGTTAAATATTGAACAGAAACGTAGTGAGGTTAGTAAAAAGCTAGCTGAAAATGCCGAGCTACGTAAAAAGTGGAATGAAGAAGCTAACGTCTCCGACTCTGTCCGAAAAGAAAAGATTGCCGAACTCACAGAAGAAGAGGGTAAGCTTAAAAATATGCAGACTCAACTGCAGGAGGAGTATAACAAGACATCAGCTACTCAACAAGCTGCTGCAGACGCTATGGCTGCCGCTGAAGAATCAGGATCAGCAAGACAGGTTATAGCGTACGAAAATATGTCAGAAGCTCAACGAACTGCCATAGACAATATGCGCACTAAGTACTCTGAACTTTTAGAGACAACGACATCTATTTTTGATGCTATCGAACAAAAGACGGCATTATCAGTAGATCAAATGAATGCCAACCTTGAAAAAAATAGAGCTGCTACTGAACAGTGGGCTACTAATTTGGAGATTTTGGCTCAGCGTGGTGTGGATCAAGGTATTTTGGAGCAACTAAGGCGCATGGGTCCTGAAGGAGCCACACAGACGCAAGTTTTTGTGGATGCAACAGATGCCGAGCTAGCACCCTTGCAGGAAAACTTTAGAGCAGCCACAGAAACTGCTAAAAATGCAATGGGGAGCGTTTTAGACTCAGCAGGTGTGGAAATGCCAGAAAAAGTTAAAGGGATGGTCACTAATGTTTCTACGGGATTACAGGCGGAACTGCAAGCTGCTAACTTTGCTCAACTTGGTCAAGAAATCCCTAATGGGGTTTCTCAAGGTATAAGTCAAGGGGCAGATAAAGCAAGTGACGCAAGTGTCAAAATGGGTCAAGAAGTTAAACGCTCTTTCCAAGGAGAGTTGGGTATCCACTCGCCATCGCGAGTATTTACTGAGTACGGTGGCCATATTACTGATGGCTTGAGTAATGGTGTGACAAATGGAACGTCAAAAGTTATGCAAACCATGCAGAGCTTGGCTCAACAGATGTCTCAAAAAGGACAGCAGATTGTTAATGACATGCGTAGCAAGTCGAACCAAATCACAGATGCTTTTAGCACGATGAGTGGCCCAATGCACTCTCATGGTGTTAATGCCATGCAAGGTTTGGCCAATGGTATTTATGCAGGGTCGGGGGCAGCTTTAGCGGCAGCTCAAAGCATTGCGGCACGTATCACCGCAACAATTCAAAGTGCCTTAGATATCCACTCGCCATCTCGTGTTATGAGGGATGAGGTTGGACGTTTTATCCCTCAGGGTATCGCTGTAGGTATTGATGCGGATAGAAAAGTCATTGACTCATCTATGCAAAAGCTAAAAGAGTCGATGACGATTAATGCGACTTCAGAAATAGCCTCTGGATTTAGCGGAGGAGTTGCGGGGATTGCTAATCAGACCACAAATAACTCAAATAACAGTTTTACCCTTAATGTCAAGGTTGATGAATCCGACGGTAATAGCCGCGAGAAATATCAACGCTTATTCAGAGAATTTAGCTGGTATATTCAACAACAACAAGGAAGGTTAGGTGATGTTAAATGACAGCTTTTATCAAGTTTGATGGTAAAAAATCTTCAGATTTTGATTTGAGAATTATTAATGACGTTGAGCATGACTCGTCCTTTTACGATGTTGATCAAGTTAAGGTACCTGGTCGTGATGGTGTGGTTTTAAAGGACAATAAAAGGCTTGAGGCTATTGAACGGTCTTACCCTTTACGTCTATATAGCAAAAGACGACTCACCGAAGTAGAAACTGACATAAGCAATTGGCTGAATGTAAAAGGTTGGAAAGACTTAGAGTTGTCATGGGAGCCTGATTATATCTATAAAGCAACACATATCACCCCTTTTAGCATAAAGGAGGTTTTAAGGAATTTCGGCAGACTGAAAATCAACTTCTTAATCCACCCTATCAAATATTTAAAAACAGGTAAGCAAGAGGTGCCTCTCGTTAATGGCGGTACTCTACAAAATCCCGGCAATGTTCAAGCTAAACCTATCCTAAAAATCAAAGGCACAGGCAATGGTGTTTTAACCATTAATGACTTTGAGACAGGACTTGAAAATGTGCAGGGCGAGCTTGTTATAGATATGGAAAGGCACCTAGTCTATAAAGACGTCCTATCTGCTTGGGATAATATCGTAAGAACAGAACGCCACCGCATGCCGTTATTTGACGTTGGACAAAATAAAATCTCGTGGACTGGTAACTTTACGATTACCGCAGTACCAAACTGGGGGGTCAAAGTATGATACCAGTTTTATACGAGGCTAAAGAGACTAGGTTTAGGACTTTTGGTCTTGGAGAGATTGCAGATGCTTACGAGGTTAAAGTCACTCGTGAGCGTAATGGTAATTACTCGCTATATATCAAATATCCACTAGATGGTGTCTTTGCCTCAGTTTTTAAAGAGGAGATGAAGATTAAGTCTGATGCAGGTCGTAGGACCAAATGGCAGACATTTGAGATTAATCGAGTGCTACGGAATAGTAAAGACCACATTGAGATTTTTGCGCGTCATATCTCTATGCGCACACAGGATATTGCTTTAAAGCCGTCTGTGAGCGGATCTAGCGTCGGAGCTGAATCAGCTTTGGAAATCTGGAAGGAAAACCTTGTCGGTGATGATACTTTTGATGTTAAAAGCGACATCCTAACGCTCGGGAGCTTTAGCTGGGAAGCTGATAAAATCGGCAATGCCCGTGGTGCTCTAGGAGGTGTCGCTGGCTCTATCCTAGATGTTTACGGTGGTGAGTACGAGTTTGACAACCGTACAATCATCTTACGCAAGCAAATGGGGCGTAAAGCTCCCACGGTATTGGAGTATGGCCGTAATATCGTCAGCGTAGAGGAGGAGCGCTTGCTAGATGGCAATTACACCTCTATCTATCCTTACGTAAGATATACGCCACAACCAAAACCGCAAGAGGAAGCCCCTGGTAAGCCGCATGTAGGCGAGCATAAACAACCCGAAGAACAGCTAGTGACATTGCCTGAATTTATCCTAGATGGTCAGTATCTCAGCTTATATGCTCAGCGCAGAATCCAAATGGTTGATTTATCAAGTCATTTTAACGATGACAAAAATAAAAAAGAGCCAACGATCGAAGAAATCCGAAAGCTGGCTCAGAAATACCTTAAGGATAATAACGTTGGTGCACCAAAAGTCAGCATTGAGGTTGATTATATTGACTTGTCACAAACGCTTGACTATCAAGATTTTAGAGTCATGGAAGAGGTTGAGCTTTGCGACATTGTACCACTTTATTATCCAAAGTTTGGCATCACAACTGAGTCTGAAAAAGTCGTTGAGATTGTCTATGACGTCTATACAGATAGCAATCACACAATCAAATTAGGTACGATTGGTCAATCAATCTCTAAAAGTTTGACTGGTGGTGTTTCTGAACGTATTAATGCGTTGGAAAATAATCAAAAGGTAATTACTAACAACCAAAAACAATTTGAACTCAATCTGCCTAAATACCTCAATGACATCAATGGTAAACGCGTTTGGTACGAAAAACCAGATGACAATATTGAGCACAAGATAGGTGATTACTGGTTCGAAAAAAATGGTAAGTATCAGCGCACTTGGATTTGGGATGGCCATCAATGGGTCAAGGTACTAGATACAGAGGATTTAAACCCTAACCAACGGGCCTTTGACGAGGCAATGGCTGAAATCGAAAAAGCCAAAAAAGCGCAAGAAGAAATCAACCAGCGCACCGATAAAGAGCTTGAAGAATTTAGAGCTACCCTCAAAAACCTAGCGTTACCAGAGGAAGCGATTAAAAAAATCACAGAGGCTATCAAAGTTGATGACATCCCGTCTATTAAACAAAGCTTTGATGACCTCAAAAATAGAGTGAGTGAGACAAGCGAAGAATCTCGTTTAACTGCCGAAATTTTAGGAAATAACGGTAAGACCCGCTATAACAAAAATTTATTGGTTGGCGACCCTAATCGTGTTAAAAAAATTGATGAGGATTACATCGAGGTAGAAGCCAACGATGGTGGTTTTAAACGTGGCGAGACCTACACGATTAGCTTTAGCCAGACTTGTGAGCTACTCAAAAAAGTGGCTGTCACGCTGACACAGGCTAACAACAAGGGAGTTAAGTTAGTGCTGACACCTACCAAGGCTAAGATGGAAGCACAGACGTTTGAGGTCGCTAAGGATAAAGAGGTCATCAACGTTTATCCTTTGAGTTATAAAGGCGTTTTAACAGGCGACTGGTATAAATCTAAGCAAATAGATTTAACAGCGTCAGAGGCGCAAATTTTAGCTCTGGAGATGGCTTATAAAGAGGTTGTGGATGGTAAAAATGCTGATTTAGTTTTAGATTGGGCGGAAAACCCAGATATTATTTTTGACGGAAACGGAGGTATTTAATGTCAAAAGAAGTTGCATCAGCAAGGATACAGCATAGAGGCATGACCACACAAGGGTGGGAATCAAGTTCCGATATTTTAATGGAGCGAGAAATTGGAATTGACATGACTACGGGTTACCCAAAAGTTGGCGATGGTAAAAATAAGTTCAAGGACTTAAAAGACTTGCGTGGTCCTATGGGACCTCAAGGTCCTACAGGAGAAAGAGGCCCAATTGGCCCAACAGGTCCGATTGGCAAGCCTGGAACGACAGATTATAATCAACTCCAAAATAAACCAAATCTAGATGCGTTTGCACAAAAAAAAGAAACTAATAGTAAAATCACCAAATTAGAATCAAGCAAAGCAGATAAAAGCGCTGTTTACTCAAAAGCAGAGTCAAAAATAGAGCTAGACAAAAAATTGAGTTTGACAGGCGGCATAGTGACAGGACAACTACAGTTTAAACCTAATAAAAGTGGTATTAAACCCTCATCTTCCGTAGGAGGAGCGATTAACATTGATATGTCTAAATCGGAAGGTGCTGCTATGGTGATGTATACAAATAAAGATACTACTGATGGACCATTGATGATTTTACGCTCTGACAAAGAGACCTTCAATCAATCAGCGCTTTTTGTCGATTACAGCGGTAAGACTAATGCTGTAAATATTGTAATGCGCCAGCCGAGCACACCTAATTTTTCCTCGGCACTTAATATAACCAGTGCCAACGAAGGCGGTAGTGCGATGCAAATTAGAGGCGTTGAAAAAGCATTGGGAACGCTAAAAATTACTCACGAAAACCCAAACGTTAAGGCAAATTACGATGAAAACGCTGCAGCGTTATCCATTGATATTGTCAAAAAGACAAACGGTGAAGGAACAGCCGCTCAAGGAATCTACATCAATTCCTCCACAGGAACAACTGGTAAAATGCTCAGAATCAGAAATAAAAATGAAGACAAATTTTATGTAGGTCCAGATGGCGGCTTTCACTCAGGTGCAAATTCAACTGTAACTGGTAATCTAACAGTTAACTATCCAACATCTGAAAAACATGCTGCGACTAAAAAATACGTAGATGAAAAAATTGCTGAGTTAAAAAAACTCATACAAAAAAC